CGGAGTGGCGATTGTGGTGGAATTGTTTGATGAGGGTGAAGAAATACAAATGAATATGGCACGCATATGGTGGATTAATACAGCGTATAAAGATCAAGAGCGTTCGTGGATGCACACAATTGGAAGATTAAACAAGTACGGAGAGCAATGGGCAGAGTAGTTATAAGAGGATGCCATTCGATAAACTATACGTAAGAATCAAGTGTACAGTATGCGATGGTACAAGACTATTCAAGAACAGCGGACACCACAGCCCCCTCTTCCCCTATAAGTGGAAGAGTTGCCCATATTGCGATCGTGATGGGACATATCTTATAGAAGCGCGCTCTAACTCAATTGTGGAGTATTTTAATCAACTAAGTGATGAAGAGAGAAATGCGCTATTAGAAAAAATTGGCCCCAAAAAAATTGAGGATTAATTAGAAATAAGCATACTAATTATATTGACGGTGGTAGAGAATGAATATTAAACCAAAACGACTTAGAGAGCTTATATTCGAAGAAATAACTCAGTCGGACAAAACCGAAATCAAGAAAATGATCTCAAAAGAGGTAGAAAGCGCGCTCAAAAGCCGCAAAACGAAAGAAATGATTCAGGACGAGCTAAAAAAGCTGCTTAAGAAAAATGACATTAAGCAAGATATAGGCGATATTACAAAAAAGGTGTTGCGCGCGCTGTATAAGGACATGTCGGTTAATCATCCGTACATGATCGATAGAATTACCGTATAAATCCGGACGCTGGAGTGAGATAATGATTGTAAAACATATAAGTATGCTGAGTGTAGTGGTTATAATTGCCGCGTCACGTGTGGCGTCTATAGGTGCTATAGATGTCCTCGAGGACAAGAATCTCCCAGGCATTGCCAGCAAGGTGGTAGCGCCTCACGTACCCCTTGACGTCAGTGAGTATTATATCAAGCCCACATTATGCAAAGTTATCGACATTAGCGAACCGTTACATAAACAACTTAAGATGTGCAAAGAACAGCGCAAAGGGTGGTTTAAAATTTAACGACATATTAGTTAATATGTGAGTAGAACCGTTGCTTTAGATGTGGGCGATATTTTATACGATACCAAATCGAAAGATATTGGCGTACTCATTAAACGCGACACGAACGTTCCACGCCGTGACCCCGCATATTGTGATATGTTTGAATTATGGGTATGGGAAGTATTCTGGGTTTCTGAACGTTCAACCGTTTATAGTGAAGGCGGCTTATTAAACATGATTGAGTCCGGTCATTTGGTGGTGCATAAAAATACTTAATATATGTCTCTTGATGACTTGCGCAATCAGACTCAGAATGTTAAACTAAACTTGGGTGACATGCTAATTGATTTAATGACCGGTCAAATTGGTTTGCTTGTTCAATCCGACCATCGAATTTCAACGACCCATGATGATATTTATTTTTGGTATGTAAAGTGGACATGTGATAAGAATCAAGATGTGACGTCGGTTGTTAATCCGATTTGGATGGAAGAGGAAGGATTAAAACTATCTATTTTGGTTGGAATGTATGATTTGCATTCTATAATAGAAGAAAAATTTTAGGAAAATAAAAAAATAAAAAATTTACGCCATGGCGAAAAAATAAAAATCGAAACTCGGGAATGGATTCCTGGAGATCTCGTTGGCATCAACAAATGTGATAGCGATGGGAAAGCATACACATCTGTTGGTGTGGTGATGCATGAAGTCGATTGGACCTATCACGACCAAACCTGTATCTTCCCCGCCGTGCTTGTATTTGATATCTCTGCCGGCGTCGCCTCTGAATATTATATCTATGAATTGGATTTAGTGTCCGCGGCGTCGTAGTTACTATATGAAGGAATGGATAGAATCTTTTAAAAGGATATACACAATCCTTGTTTATAGTGCGTGGGTTATAAACATAGGACTTCTGATTCATAGCTCTCTAACTCACAACTATGATCTGCAAATTTTGTCTATCATGAATATGATTTTGCTAAGTTTCGTTTTATTAAAGGAGCCAAACCCAAAAGAGGAGTAGTTATTATAGGATGTTCTATAAAATAAGCCATTTTTTAACAGTTCCGCTCTTCTTTATGTTGGCGTCATGCTATACAGACTACGCAATTGTTAAACCGGGCGAAAAAGAATATGTCTATGTGACCGAGACGGAAACCGTCGAAGTTGAAGTCGAGGTTGAGGTCGAAGTTGAAGTCGAGGTTGAAGTACCCGTCGAAGTCGTCGTTGAAGTCGAAATTGAAGTTCCAGTATATATTGAAACGGAAGTTGAGGTCGAAGGCGATCCCGGTGTAATTTGGGTCGACTCCTTCACACAGCCAAGCAGTTTTGACGGCGTTGATATTATCTGGGTTATCGACACTTCGGGCTCCATGTATCGTTATGACCCACAGTTGATGGCTGGCATCGAAGCCATGTTGTTGGCTCTTCCAGTTACCAATTGGCGCCTTGTCATGATATCGAGCGATCCTGCTCGCGCAGTGCTAGAAGATCAATTTCCACTGGTTCCGGGAGACGATGTAGCAGATGCAACCGACATGTATAGCCTCATGCTGCGCGGTGGCAGAGAAGATGGATTTGACGCAGTCCATGATTATGTTGTTTCTAACCCTTATGCGTCGACATGGATGCGTCCAGACGCAGCGCTGCTTGTGGTCTTTGTGTCAGACGAAGAAGAGCAAAGCAGAACATTCACCAGTGTATCTGATTTTACAAGCTGGTATAGTAGTCTACGAATGGGTTCTGTTTTTCTTTCTAGTATCGTTAACCATGAGTCAACAGAATCGGTATGTGCGTGGACCGTCGGAGCAATTGATGTGGGCTATCGATACATGGAAGCTACCGCTTATTATAGTGGAGTAGTTGTAGACATTTGTGAGGAAGACTGGTCGGCCGGAGTGACCGAAGCTTCGGTTTCTGTGGCACCTCTTGAATCCATAGCGCTCACACATGACCCAATCCCCGATTCAATTAGGGTTTTTATTGACGGCAGCCTTAATGGTGACTGGACATATGCAATATTTGAAAACACCGTATACTTCACAGTAATCCCCGCCGGCGGATCGTTGGTAGAGGTGGGTTATAGATATTTGGAAGCCTCTGACACGAGTACTTCTGACACAGGAACGTAACATGATTTTAACTAAACTTAAACAGATAGTCGTGGCAGCTGCTTTTTTGTTTGCCAACAGTGCAATTGCTGCCGAATATGCGCCAACTCCGCCGGCTGAACAAGTAAGTTCCAACATGCGCGTCATAGAAAGAGATGTGCGCGCAGCATCAGTCCGTGTCACCGTCCCGTTTACAGGCGGACACGGATCAGGCTCATATGTCAAATACAAAGACATTCACCTTGTTATAACTGCGCAGCATGTGGTGAACGGATCTCTGGGTACGTCTTATCTCGTTTCGCACAAAGAGGAATCCCACATGGGAGTTTTAATTTATTCAGATGCAGCCAACGATATTGGGGTCTTATATGTTGGTAACCCCTTCCGACTAATAGAACCCATGAAATTTAACCCCGCTGAGGGTGTAGCTGCGGTGGGCACGGAAATAGTGTATTCTGGATACCCATCACATCACAAATTGATGTCCTTTACCGGTCGCGTGGCAGGGTATGAACCCGTCCCGGGTCCCACACCCGGCAAACACATTATCCTACAGACCTATGGGTGGTTCGGATGCTCTGGATCTGTGATCTATAATGGAAAGGGAGAGCAAATAGGCGTCTTATACGGGGTAGATGTGGAGTATTATCCGGATATTCAGGTGCAAGAGAATATGATTTGGGTCGTTCCCATTACTAATTTAAAAATAACCAAAGCACTTAAAGCATTTTGCTTAGGATATCAAGGGAAAACCTTAAAAGCTTGCAAATGAAACACTTGTGGAAAGAATTTCTTACCGAAGGTGAGTTAAAAACCGTTGGAATTGTTGTTTGTCTCAATGATAAGGAGCAATTTTTAATTATTAGGCGCTCAGATCTGGATAAACGAGAGGGGCAGTGGACCCTTCCGGGTGGACATATCGACGATAAAGACGAATCCATCGAAGCCGGCGCCCTCCGCGAGCTAGAAGAGGAGACAAATCTGATTGGTGAGGCGGGGGATCTCCAATATTTGGGTCAAGGAGGCAAGTCTAAGTACTATTTTATGACTCAAAAGTGGCATGGACGCGTAAATGTCGATAAACCCAACCCAGAAACCGACGAAATTGAACACGATGACTACAAATGGGTCACAATTAATGATATAAAAGACATAGATGATACCGAAATTCCGATCTATTTACTGGAGAAAGCTCTAGAGATGGTCAAAAATGCTAAATGATGAAGAAATTCTCCTAAAAACAGCTAATTTACTCGAAAATTTCGATATTTCCGCCAAAAAACCCGAAAAATTGCTTCGGGAACTCGATGAAAGCGAGTATGAGATAGTAAAAGACGTCTTAGATGACCTAGGACCC